GTCTGAAGTTCCTGTGTATGGACGAATACGCAGACATGAAGCCAGAGGTGTGGGAGCAAATCCTTCGCCCTGCTCTAGCGGATCAGAAGGGTGAGGCACTGTTCATTGGTACGCCTATGGGACGTAACCACTTCTATGATTTGTACCAGTACGCTAGTGTTTCGGAAGACCCTACGTTCAAGGGCTACCACTTCACTAGCTACGATAACCCACTGCTAGACCCTGAAGAGATTGAGGCAGCTAAAGGCTCTATGTCAGCCTTCTCATTCCGTCAGGAGTTTATGGCATCCTTTGAGGCGCATGGCAGTGAACTATTTAAAGAAGAAGATGTACGGTTTTGTGAGGAAGAGCCTACTGATGGTGCTTATTACATTGCTGTCGATTTGGCAGGATTTGCAGATGTACAAAAAGTCACGACTAAAACCAAACGACTTGACCAGACGGCAATTGCTGTGGTTAAAGCGGGCGTCGAAGGCTGGTGGGTTGCTAATATCATACATGGCCGTTGGGGCGTCGAAGAGACTGCACGACGAATCTTTGAAGCAGTCAGAGACTACCAACCAGTCGCAGTAGGGATTGAGAAGGGTGCGTTAAAGAACGCTGTCTACCCCTACCTGAACGATATAATGAAGAAGAACCAGAGATTCTTTAGAATAGAAGAGCTAACACACGGTAACAAGAAGAAGACTGACAGGATCGTGTGGGCGCTACAAGGCCGTTTAGAACACGGTAACTTAGTATTAAACAAGGGTAAGTGGAATGCTCAGTTCCTAGACGAGTTGTTCCAGTTTCCTAATCAATTAGTCCACGATGACTTGATAGATGCTCTTGCATACATTGACCAGTTAGCTAAGGTCTCGTATGCATTTGACTACGAGGAAGAGGACTACGAATTCCTAGACAAATACGCAGGCTACTAATTATGGAACTAGAAGGCAACGACAACTTTGCTACAGAGCAGTACCTAGAAGACTGGGTAATTGATAAGTGTGATAACTGGCGTGATCACTTTGAAGCTAACTACTCACAGAAATTTGATGAATACTACCGCCTGTGGCGTGGCCAGTGGTCTGCACAGGATCGTACACGAGACACAGAACGCTCTAAGATTATCTCCCCTGCGCTGCAGCAGGCTGTTGAGTCATCTGTAGCAGAGCTAGAGGAAGCTACCTTTGGCCGTGGTAAGTGGTTTGATATTAAAGATGACGCTTACGATCAAGACCCTAACGATATCGCCTTACTCCGTAATGGGCTTGAGCAAGACTTTAAAAAGAACATGGTACGTAAGTCGGTAGCAGAGTGTCTGATTAACGCTGCTGTGTTTGGTACAGGCATTGCTGAGATTGTTCTTGAAGAAGAAAAAGAAATGAAACCTGCTACACAGCCTGTAATGGGCGGTGAGCTTACAGCAATAGGTGTCAACATACAGGATCGTACATGTGTTAAGCTACGCCCTGTCATGCCACAAAACTTCCTGATTGACCCAGTAGCTACAGATATTGACTCTGCACTAGGCTGTGCAGTCGATGAGTTTGTGTCAGCTCACTCAGTAGAGCAGCTACAAGAGAGTGGTGTGTATCGTGACGTAGACATACAGCTTGCTTCTCCTGACTTTAACATTGAGCCTGATCAGGACTTGACACGTTTTGATGAAGACAAAGTACGACTGACTAAGTACTATGGACTTGTTCCTCGCCACCTGTTAGACAAGGCAATGGAAGAGAAGGACGCAGAGCTGGAGGAAGAGGTTGTTACCTTTGAAGACGAAGATGAGTCCTACTATGTAGAGGCTGTTGTTGTAATTGCTAACGGCGGTGTTCTACTAAAAGCTACTACAAATCCGTACATGATGGGAGACCGACCTATCGTAGCATTCCCGTGGGATGTCGTTCCTAGCCGCTTCTGGGGTCGAGGAGTATGTGAGAAAGGGTATAACAGTCAAAAGGCGTTAGACGCAGAACTACGCGCTAGAATCGACGCTCTTGCACTAACTATCCACCCAATGATGGCTATGGATGCTTCCCGTATGCCTCGTGGTGCTAAACCAAGCATACAGCCCGGTAAGACCATCCTAACCAACGGCAACCCTGCTGAGATACTACAGCCATTTAACTTTGGTAACGTAAACCAAATTACCTTTGCACAGGCTCAGTCACTACAGACGATGGTACAGACTGCCACAGGCGCTATTGACAGTGCTGGTATTGCCGGTTCCATTAACGGTGAGTCTACTGCTGCTGGTGTCTCTATGTCACTGGGTGCTATTATTAAGCGTCACAAGCGTACACTAATCAACTTCCAAGAAGCATTCTTGATTCCTTTTGTAACTAAAGCAGCTTGGCGTTATATGCAGTTTGAGCCTGAGCTGTACCCAGTAGCTGACTACAAGTTCCACACCTCTAGTTCACTAGGCATCATTGCTCGTGAGTATGAAGTAACTCAGCTTGTTCAGTTGCTACAAACCATGTCACCAGACACGCCAATGTATCCTAAGCTGGTTGTGTCCATTATTGACAACATGAACCTGTCCAACCGTGAAGAGCTTATTGCTACTCTTGAGCAGGCTAACCAGCCTAACCCAGAAGCTCAACAACAAGCTATGCAAGCACAAGAAGCAGCACAGCAAGCACAACTGGCTTTCCAAGCTGCACAGGCCGCTGCTCTCAATGGACAGGCGCAAGAGTCTGCCGCACGGAGCCAGAAGTTGGCCATGGAAGCACAGGCTATACCACAGGAACTGGAGATTGACCGCATCAAAGCTGTAACAGCTAACCTAGATAAGGGCGATGCAGACGATAAAGAGTTCCAGAAGCGCCTAGAAATCTCTAAACAGCTACTAAAGGAGCGTGAAGTAGCTGTTAAGGAAGGAAATAGTGCAAGACCTCAAGGAGGAATGCAGTAATGGTTACAACTAGAGAACTAGAGCATGTAGTCTCTCAAGTAAATGTAAAGTTTGAGGAACTATTTAAGAAGATTGCACAACTTGAGAAACAAATGGAGACTAAAAATGCCAGTAAAAAAAGACCCAAGACTAGCTAGGGCTGGTGTAAGTGGATATAACAAGCCTAAGCGTACACCTAGTCACCCTACTAAGAGCCATGTAGTTGTAGCCAAAGAAGGCGATAAAGTTAAGACTATACGTTATGGACAACAGGGTGTATCAGGAGCTGGTAAGAATCCTAAGACAGCAGCAGAGAAGGCAAGACGTAAATCTTTTAAAGCACGCCACGCAAAGAACATTGCAAAAGGTAAGATGTCAGCGGCTTATTGGGCTGATAAATCTAAGTGGTAAACACAACAGGAGAAAGACATGCCATACGGTAAAGGTACATACGGTAGTAAAGTAGGTCGTCCACCTAAGAAAAAAACAGCGGTAAAGCCTAAGAAGAAGCCAGTTAAAAAAGGTAAGTAACATGGCAGCCAAGAAGTCTACAGTAAACAAAGCAGGGAACTACACTAAGCCCACCATGCGGAAGAACTTGTTTAACAAGATCAAAGCAGGTACTAAAGGTGGCAAGGCTGGTCAATGGTCTGCTAGGAAAGCTCAGATGTTAGCCAAGGAGTACAAGGCGAAAGGCGGAGGCTATAAGTAATGGCACTAAAAGAATCACAGAAGTCTTTAAAGAAGTGGACAAAGCAGAAGTGGCGTACACCCTCTGGTAAGCCTAGCGGCAAGACTGGAGAGGTTTACGCACCTTCTAAGACTATTAGTAAGCTGAAGTCCACAGCAGCAGGTAAGAAGAAACTAGCCGCTGCTAACAGGAAGAAGAAGGAAGCTACCGCTAAAGGCAAGCAACACGCCAAGCATGGCCTTCATAAGGGTAAGAAACGATGAAGGGTCAGACACACGGTGGCAAAGGAAGTGCCCAGCGCAAGACAGACCAGAAGAAGTTTGCAGCCAACTGGGACGCCATATACAACAAAAATACGACAAAGTCAAGTAAAAAGAAGAAATAACGCTTGACTTTCTTATTCATTTATGATATAATAAGTAGTATATGAGGTGTTTATATCTCATTAATGATAACTAAAACAACACTGTCCTAATAGGAGAAACAGTATGATGAATAAAGAACTTGAGCTATACTACCGTAACATTAGAGATATGTTTGGAACAGACGGCTGGAAACAGCTCATGGAAGACCTTAGCTCTAATGCAATGGTTATTAACTCAGTAGAAGCTGCAAAAGACAATGAAGACCTGTACTTCCGTAAAGGCCAACTCGCTGTCATAGCTAACCTACTGAACCTAGAAGCTCAAATCGACGCGGCGGAAGCAGAAGCACTGAAAGAAGAAGAAGACTCAGAAGAAGCTGCCTAATGAGGGCTATGTATGAGTTCCGCTGTGAGGATGGACACACAAATGAACGCTACACAGATTCAGAGTGTACCCACATCCCCTGCTTAGACTGCAATAAGATTGCAAGAAGAATTGTAAGTGCTGTGCGCTGTAAGTTAGACCCGCTCTCTGGTGATTTTATGGGTGCTACCAGACAATGGGAAAAGAACAGGGCACAGAAACTGCAACAAGAACGCAAGGCCAACTCCTAACCGAAGCCCTGCATAATACACCTCCATAATGAGAATACTCACGGAGTTTAATAATGGCAACACTAATAGACGAGCGTCCACCGGAAGACGTTGAAACTGAACACGAAGAAGTAAATCAAATTCAAGAGGAACCTCAAGTAGAGGAGACTCCTCAAGAACAAGAAGAAATCCCTGATAAGTACAAAGGAAAGTCAACTGCTGAGATTGTAAGGATGCATCAGGAGGCTGAGAAGTTACTAGGCCGCCAAAGCAGTGAAGTAGGGGAGCTTCGTTCAGTAGTAGACAACTACATACAGACACAACTCGACACAACATCAGCAACCCAAGAACCTGAAGAAGACATAGACTTTTTCTCTGATCCCGACAAGGCAGTCGAGAGAGCGATTAAGAATCATCCTTCAATTAAAGCTGCTGAAGCACAAACCCAGCAGTACAGACAAACCACAGCACAGGCTCAATTGCAACAACGTCATCCCGACATGCAAGAGATTCTAACAGATGCTAAGTTTGCTGAGTGGATTAAAGGATCAAAGATTCGTACACAGCTCTTTGTACAAGCGGATCAACAGTATGACGCTGAAGCTGCTGATGAACTATTCACTACGTGGAAAGAACGTCAACAGATTGTAAGTCAAACAGTTGCTAATGAGAAGGCTAGTCGTAAAACCGCAGTTAAGTCCGCCTCAGCAGGTAATGCTAAAGGTAGCGGTGAAGCAGCAAGTCGTAAAGTTTATAGACGCTCAGACATTATTAAACTAATGCAGACCGACCCTGAAAGGTATTTGTCTTTGTCTGACGAGATCATGCAAGCGTACCAAGAAGGGAGAGTCCGAAACTAAATCTCTTTTAAGGAAGTATTATCATGGCTACATCAGTATATCCCGCAATGGGCGGAGCAGTAGACAACACTAGCGCAGCTAAGTTTATCCCAGAAATCTGGAGTGACGAAGTAATTGCTGCATACAAGAGCAA